CTGACAGGCGCAGGCGCGGGTCGCCTCACCTTTACTGATGGCAATGGTGGAGCAACCGTTCTCGACATTGACTTTTTGGCGTCGGATTCCCACTCTGTGAACATTCCAGACGAGGGCGTTTTGTTTACGGACGATTTGTACATCAGCGTTGCTACTAACGTCACTGCGATGACTATTTTTTATAGTTAGGAGACGAGTTGTAATGGCGACAACAAAAAACGTCAAGCGCACCCCCAGCGGGCAATTGCAGTATAGGGGGGAAACGTTTAGTGGCTATAACAAACCCAAGCGTACCCCCGGTAAGTCCAAGAAAAGTGCTGTCCTCGCTAAAAAAGGCAGCGAAGTCAAACTCGTTAGATTCGGTGATTCAAAAATGTCTATCAAAAAAGATCAACCGGGACGTCGTAAGAATTTCAGGGCCCGTCACAACTGTGACACGGCAAAAGACAAGTTCACTGCCCGATACTGGTCTTGTAAAGCTTGGTGAGAAGGACATGAAAGTGGAAGACGTATTAGTCAAGCTAGAAAAACATGAAGCGGAGTGCAATCTTCGTTACCAGCGTATTGATGAAAAGTTGGATGAACATAAAACTAGCTTAAAGAATCTTGATATGAAGCTTTGGGGGTTAGCCATTTTAATTCTCATTGCACCGTTTGTTCAGAAATTTTGGGGGTAAATTATGGGCGCACGGGTTAAGACAGGAACAAACACTAGCCCTTGCGGAGTAACGTACTACCGTAAAGGTGGCGCGGTAAAAAAGAAGTCGAAGGGGAGCAAAATTTGTCCTGAAGGCAAGGCGTGGGCCGAACGCACTTTTGACACGTATCCTAGTGCATATGCGAATTTAGCGGCCTCGAAGTATTGCAAAGACCCCAACTACGCCAAGAAATCCAAAGGCGGGAAAAGGAAAGGCCGCTGATGGGAAAACTTCAAGAGTGGGTAGATGAGGATTGGGTCAGAATTGATAGCAGCGGCAACGTCGCGGGTAAGTGCGGTACTTCAAAAAACAAGAAGAACCCTGATAGGTGCTTACCGCGGTCTAAAGCTCAAAGTCTTAGTAAGTCGGAGAGAGCTTCAACGGCACGTAAGAAGAAACGTGAGGGCGCTAAGGGAAAGCAAGTTGTTTCTAACACTGACGCGGCAAAGGTAAAAAAGATGGCGTCTGGCGGTGCAGTGCCGGACCCGAAATCAAAGCGTAAGTTTTATGGCGAAAGTAACCCGGGCACGGCAATAGCTCGGGGTTGCGGTGCGGTTATGTCCTCCCGTAGAAAGCGGACAAAAGGATCGGTGGCGCAATCATGAATTATGCTTTTTACAGCGAACCGCTAGAGCGAGCCATCGTAACTGAGATTACGCAATGGTCTGCGGACGCGCTGGAAAAGCCTAGCCCTTTCTTTAACGGGTTACCCCCGTGTCCGTATGCCCGTCAGGCGTGGATGGATAGCCGCGTAGCTATTCTCTTCAAGTACGAAAAGAACTATCAGGTTCTTTACTCCTGCATTTCTCAGTTCGACGACAACTTTGACTTAGCTATTATCGTTGACATGAATAACGATAAGGAGTCAGATGCGTTTCATGCGTACTGGGAAAGTCTTAACAGGTTTATTGCAGAAGGCGTCTTTATTGATAAAGACCTCTGGCTTATGGGGTTTCACCCTGACGACGAACCCAGCGAGTTCGTTGACGAAATAACGTTTGAACCGGAAACCGATGCACGGTATGCAATGATTTTTGTTCAACGCTTGTCCAAGCTACAAGAAGCAGCAGACAAGTTAGGCAAAAGGGGCTATTATGATTCATATGATAGTCAGTATAACGCCCGCGAAATCTATGAATTGCGGGAACACTTGTATAGGAGACTGAAAAATGGCAATGAAACCTAAGAAAATGCGCGGTGGCGGCATGGTTAAGAAAATGCGCGGTGGCGGCATGGTTAAGAAAATGCCCGGTGGCGGCATGGCAAACAAGCCTGAAATGATGAAAGACGGCGGCGTTTCCGTTACTGATCTTCGTAAAATGGCTAAAGACAAAGGCTATAAACTGGTTAAAGACTAATGGCTGTCTCAGGAAGTAAAAACTTTGAGCTAGACGTCGCTGAGTATGTAGAGGAGGCGTTTGAGCGTTGTGGACTTGAGGTTCGTACTGGTTACGATCTCAAGACTGCACGTCGTTCGCTCAATCTTTTGCTTGCTGACTGGGCTAATCGTGGCCTAAACCAGTGGACGATCAAGCAGCGCTCGCTGACGATGGTCGCGGGGGATGGTGAATACGACCTTGGCGCAGACGTAATTGACGTTTTGTCTGTTGTCGTGCGGCGTAGTAACACCGATTATTCTCTTGAACGATTAAGTCGTGATTCGTTTTTGACCATTCCGAACAAAACGACACAAGGCCGCCCAAATCAATTCTTTTTGGACCGCCAACTAACGCCAAATTTAAAGCTTTGGCCGGTGCCGGATAATAGCACCGATGTGGTGTTGTATGACGCATTGACCCGTATGGACGATGCCGATGACTACACCAACACCATGGATTTACCGTTTCGGTTCTATCCATGCTTGGCAGCAGGGCTTGCCTATTACATTGCGTTGAAGCGGGCTCCTAACCGAGTTCAGATGCTTAAAGCTGTGTACGAAGAAGAATTTGATAGGGCTGCCACTGAAGACAGAGATCGTTCGTCTTTTAACGTGGTGCCGAAATATGACTATTACAGGGCGGGCTAATGGCAAAGTTTGCATCTGGGAAAAACTCGCGGGCTATATCTGACCGCTCCGGTTTTGCTTACCCTTACAGGGTAATGAAACGTGAGTGGAATGGCTTGCTTGTGGGTCCGGATGAGTACGAGCCGAAACATCCGCAGTTGGGGCCTTTCCGCAAGGTTGTTGACCCCGAAGCGCTGCAAAATGCGCGTCCTGACCGTGTTGAGCCACTAGATGTATTTGTCGGTGTGCCTCTCGTTGAAGCCCCCAACCTCCGACCAGTGTCTTGTTTTGGTCAGGTTGGCACAGTTACGGTGAGTACGCCATGAGTTTCACATACGATCAGCTAAAACAGGCCATTCAGGACTACACTGAGAACGACGAGACGTCTTTCGTCAACAATTTGCCGCTTTTTATCCGTCAGGTAGAGGAGCGCATCCTCAAAAACGTCCAATTAAGCCTGTTCCGCAAGAACGTGAGCGGTGCAATGAGCGCTTCTAACAAGTATTTGGCTTGTCCAAGCGATTTCTTAGCGCCTTTTTCGCTTTCTTTTGTGGATGGAAACAACGATCACCAGTTTTTAGAGTTTAAAGACGCCGATTTCGTACAAACGTTTAATCCAGACGCTACAACCACCGGAAACCCGCGGTTTTATGCGGTTTTTGACGTAGATAACTTTATTTTGGGCCCAACCCCAGACAGCGCTTATGCGGTAGAGCTTCACTACTTCTACAGACCGGCCAGTTTGACAGCAGGATCAGGTTCTGGAACTACGTGGTTAAGTGAAAACGCAGAAATTGCAATGCTTTACGGCAGTTTGATGGAGGCTTACATCTATATGAAGGGTGAGCCTGACATGATGCAGCAGTACGAGAAACGATTCATGGAATCAATTCAAGGTCTGAAGATGTTTGGAGAGGCTAAAGAAGTAACCGATGAATACCGTACTGGTAAGGTAATAAGGCCGAAGCAATGAGTTTTCCAGCGTTAGATTTGAACATAAACCCGGACTTCAAAGTAGAAGTACACACTACGAGCGGTCGAGGTTTTACCCCAGAGGAGGTCGCAGAGCGTTGCGCACAGAAAGTCATTTCTATAAGCGACACGGCTCCCCCTGCAATACAGGCTCAAGCACGAGCCTTTCGCAAACAGTTAGTTAAGGTTTTAGAATTTTACATGCGAGAAGCGATTAAAAGTGATAGAACAACTGTGTACAATGCGTTAACGGATGCAGGCCACAAAGAGCTTGCTGAACTGATTAGGAGACTGTGACATGGCCTTTACTGGTAACTTCATGTGTACATCCTTTAAGAAAGAGCTTCTTTTTGGTGTACATGACTTTGACCTCGCCAGCGGCGATACTTTTAATATCGCGCTTTATACAAACAGTGCGTCTTTTGATGCTTCGACTACAGCATATACTGCTACTAACGAAGTTTCGGGGACGGGCTACTCTGCGGGCGGGCAGGCACTAACGAATGTAGACCCCACCACGTCGGGCACGACGGCTCTTACCGATTTTGCCGACGAAACGTGGACTACAGCCACCATTACGGCACGTGGGGCGCTTATTTATAATACCACACCTAACACTACGTCCATTTCGGTGACGAACCCGACTGTTGTGGTATTGGATTTTGGTGGCGATAAAACGTCCACCGCAGGCGACTTTACCGTTGTGTTTCCGACCGCTGATGCAAGTAATGCGATTATTCGGATAGCGTAATGACTAATGTTGTCGTTCCAATCGGCGGCTGGGGCCGCTCTGGTTGGGGCGAAGGCCCATGGTCCCAGAGCGGGTTTCCGTTTGCCACGGGCTCGGTAGGCTCTGTAACAGTAACTGCGGAGGCAAATGCTCCGGTTACGGGGTTACAAGCCACGGGTAATGTTGGTAGCGTAACGGTAGTTGCGGAAGCCAACGTATCGGTCACGGGAGTTGCTGGCACGGGTCAAGTTGGCTCTGTCAGCGTCATCGGCGAGGCCAACGTAGACGTCACCGGGGTCACCGGGACAGGCCAAGTCGGAACCGTTAGCGTTACTGCTGACGCAAATGTCTACCCCACCGGACTGGCCGGGACGGGAGCAGTTGGCTCCGTTACGGTCACCGCAGATGCAAACGTTAACGTTACGGGAGTTGCTGGGACTGGCGCAGTAGGCACTGTCACAGTCGATGCCGAAGCGAATGTTCCAGTTACGGGCTTAGAAGCGACCGGATCGGTAGGTTCAGTTACTGTTGTTGCCAAAGCAAATGTATTCCCGAATGGGGTTGCGGCAACAGGTCAGGTTGGTCAAGCCTCGGTAGATGGTGAAGCAAACGTACCGGTTACGGGTATTGCTGCGACAGGTGCAGTTGGGCCTGCTTCCATCACTACTGACCAGAATGTTGATGTGGGTGGCGTAGCCGGTACAGGACAAGTTGGTAGCGTAAGTGTTGAATCAGACGCTATTGTAAATGTAACAGGTGTAGCTGCGACAGGAGGTGTTGGACCGGTACTGGTGTACTCAAATATTGTCCCCGATCAAAATCCGGAGTATATTGAAGATACGCCAAGCCAGTCGCCTACGTGGTCGGAGGATGCGCCAATACAAAATGCTAACTGGACGCGAATAGCAGCGTAAGGATTTAAAAAGATGCCAAGTACCTATACAGTAAACCTCGGAATCGAAAAACCCGCCACGGGGGAACAATCGGGCACTTGGGGCGATACTACGAATGTCAACTTTGACATTATCGACCAAGCTGTCAACGGTTCAGAACGTGTCACACTGACCAGTGCGGGTACTTCCGGGTCGCCAAACGACCTTAACATTGTTAATGGCTCCACGACAAGTTCGGAAGGCCGTAACAAGTGGATCGAAATCTACAGCGCCTCTGATTTAGGTGGCAGCGCATATGTCCGTTTAGTTCCTAACGACGCTGAAAAAATCTTATTTATTAGAAATAGTCTGGCTGGAAGTCAGTCTGTTTTGCTTTTCCAAGGCACATATAACGCCAGTAATGACCTAGAAATCCCTGCTGGGGTAGATATGGTCGTTAAATTTGATGGCGCAGGCGCATCGGCGACTGTAACTGACGTATTTACCAAGCTCCGGGCTACCGAAATCACCACGCCTACTCTTACTGCTGGGACGGCTGACATCAATGGCGGTTCAGTAGACGGTGCCACTGTGGGTGCAGCGAGTGCTTCGACTGGCGCATTTACGACGCTGACGGCAAGCACCAGCTTGAACATCGCGGCGTCTACGACGGTTGATGGCATTCTTGACGAAGACAACATGGCGTCTGACAGCGCCACAAAGCTTGCGACGCAGCAGTCGATTAAGGCGTATGTGGTCAGCCAAGTCGGCACGGTGGATACGCTTGCCGAGATTTTGGCCAACGGCAACACGTCCGGCGCAAACAACCTCATTATCGACAGCGGTCAGGCGCTGACTTCAAATACGATCAACGAAACCACCGCGGGTAGCGGTGTGACGATTGACAGCGTATTGCTCAAGGATGATGGCGTTAACGCGACGAACCTTGAGATTACCAACATCAAGGCGAACGACGGCACGGCTGCGGCAACTATTGCTAACAGCACCGGCAATTTTACAATCACTAATTTTATATCGAATTCTGTAGACATTGGTGGCGGCGCTATTGATGGCACAGTGATTGGTGGTTCTTCTGCGGCGGCTGGGACTTTTACTACTGGTCGTTTTTCTTCGGTAACTGGGACAACCGTTATTCAGGCGCTGGGCGCTGATTCCGATGGATTTGCTGATGTTGAAATCAAATCAACTGGAACAAGCGGAGCATCAAGGCTTTATTTTTCCGATACAGCGGCTCAATCTGGTTTGATCCGATATAGTCATAGCACAAACTCAATGGAGTTTACAACCAGCG